ACAAAGACCCACGCGTAACTATGCTTAACGTTGATACGGGCGACACCCTAGACGGCTACCAACTTAAAAAGGCGCTGGTTGAGGACTACTTACTAGGTAAAGGCGGTTATTGCTATATTGAACGTGAACGTAACGACGTAGTAGCGCTTAAGTACATACCCGACGACTTTATAAGTATCTATAGAGATCCTAACCCACTCGAAAAGTGGTATACCATTTTTTGCTATGATAGAGAGTTTCAACCACACGAGTTTATTAAGCTCTTAAGGAATACCAAAGACGGGGCTAGCGGCATAGGGCTTTGCGTGGAAGTTAGCAAGGCGTTAGAAACCGCTTATAATATGCTTAAGTATCAACTTATGCTAGTTAAATCGGGCGGCAATAAAAAGGGCTTTATCAAGTCTACTAGAAAGTTGGGACAAGAGGAAATAGACTTACTAAAAGCGGCTTGGCAAAACTTATACGCTAACGACCAAAGTAACGTAGTAGTTTTAAATAATGGCTTAGAGTTCCAAGAGGCTAGCAATACGTCCGTAGAAATGCAGCTAAACGAAAGTAAAAAGACGTTACAAGACGAAATAAACAATATATTTCATATAAGCGGCGATTACTACGAAACATTTAAGACGGCTATATATCCTATCGTAAAAGCGTTTGAAACGGCGTTAAACCGTGATTTACTTCTTGAGAAAGAAAAAGGCAAGTATTACTTTGAGTTCGACGTTAAAGAGATTATACGAGCTAACATCAAAGAACGCTACGAGGCTTATAAGATAGCTAAAGAGATAGGCTTAAAAACTCTTAACGAGTTACGCAGGGACGAGAACTTAAACGACATAGAGGGCTTAGACGTAGTAGACTTTGGCTTAGGATCGGTACTCTATGACGTAAACACTAAACAGTATTACACCCCTAACACGGGCGACGTAAAAGGCGGCGACGTTACCGTATCAGAGGACGGCGACGAGAATATATCATATAGCGAACATATACCAATATAGAAAGGGGGCTAAAATATGGCGGTAACATACGACGACAATAGAGCGCTTAATTATCACGAGTATAAAGGCGTTTCTACTGATGATAAGCCCACAAGCTGCGCGGTTAATTCTATCTTTTGGGAACTTGACACAAACGACAAGTACTATTTTAACGGCGAAACGTGGGAAAAGATAGGGGGCGCAACATGAATATAAGAGTTACTAAGGATAGCGTAGAAATAGACGGCTACGTAAACGCCGTAGAAAGGCTATCTAAGCCACTTAACGACCGCTTGGGTAAGTTTGTAGAGCGTATTAAGTGCGGGGCGTTTAAAAAGGCGCTAGAACGTGCCGAGGACGTCCGTATATTGCTTAATCACGATTGGACTAAAGACCTAGGCGGAACTAAAGACGGTAGCTTAGAACTTTACGAGGACGCTATAGGGCTACACGCTAGAGCTACTATTACAGATAAAGACGTAATTAAGCAGGCTAGAAACGGCGAGCTAGTCGGTTGGAGCTTTGGATTTACCGATAGGGACGTAGAGCAGGGAGAGGAAAACGGGCTAACCGTTAGAAACGTTAAAGACCTTAACTTATACGAGGTATCACTTATTAACCGCTCAAGAGTACCCGCTTACGACGGCACACTAGTAGCGGTTAGATCCGCAGACGATAGCGAAAGCGTTAACATTGCAGACGTTACCGAAAGCGATATAAAAATAAGGGTTGACGAAGAACAACCCGCTAACGAAGATAATCACGCGGCAGAAAACGGCGCGATAGATTATACAAAGTATCATAGTATCATAGACGAAATGAAAGGAGATAACTAGACTATGAATTACAAGGGACTTGTAGAAAAGAAAAACGACCTTATCACACGCGCCGAGGCTATACTTAACGACGCAGAGGCGAACAAGAGAGAACTCACAGACGCAGAGGCGCAGGAGTTGGCAGAGATCCGCGACGACGTAAGAAGAATTAAAGAGGCTCTTAAAATTCACGACGAGATTAAGGACGAGAAGAAAGAACTTAAGGACGAGGCTAACGAGGAAATGGCAGAGGCAGCAGCAGCTAAAGAGGCGGCAGACAAGGCAGACGCAGAGGCTAGAGCGTTTGAGGCGTACGTAAGAGGCGTAGTACTTAATGAGCGTGGCGGCGTAAACATGACTAAGGCAGCTAACGGAGCGGTTATTCCTACTACTATTGCTAATAAAATTATCGCAATGGTTTATAATATTTGTCCAATCCTTGAGCGCTCAACAAAGTATAACGTAAAGGGTAAGCTTATCGTACCTTACTATGATGAAAACTCTAACGCTATTACCGTGGCTTATGCCGACGAGTTTACAGAGCTTGAGAGCAGCGTAGGCGCGTTCGATAAGGTTGAGCTTAACGGATTTCTTGCAGGCACTCTTACACTTATTAGCCGTTCACTTATCAACAATGCGCAGTTTAACATTGTAGATTTTATAGTTGAGCGTATGGCTTATGCGATTAAGAGATTTATTGAGGAACAGTTACTTAACGGTTACGATACTACAACACTTAGCGACGGCGTAGTAGGACTTAGAGGCGTTACTAAGACTATCACCGCAGCAGCAACTAGCGCTATCACCGCCGACGAAGTAGTAGCACTTCACGACGCTATTAAAGACGACTTCCAGCCTAACGCTATTTGGATCATGTCGCCCGCTACACGTACCGCGCTTAGAACTCTTAAGAGTACAACGGGCTATTATCTGCTTAACGATGATATTTCAACACCATTTGGAACTACTCTACTTGGTAAGCCCGTTTATGTTTCTGACAATATGCCCGACATGGCAGCAGGAAAGACCGCTATTTACTACGGCGATATGAGAGGACTTGCAACTAAGTTTAGCGAGGAAATGAACATAGAAGTACTTAGGGAAAAGTACGCTACTATGCACGCCGTAGGCGTAGTAGGTTGGCTTGAGTTTGACGCAAAGGTAGAGGACGCGCAGAAGATTGCTAAGCTTGTTATGAAAGCGTCTTAATTAGGGGGCGCTTATGGAGTACAAAGCTAAAGTTAACTTTAGCGGTAAAATTTCTATGTACGTTGGCGAGGTTAGAACCATAGCCGACGAGGGCATAGCTAAAGACCTTTTAAACGCGGGTTATATCGAAGAGATAAAGCCCGCCGAAAAGGTTAAACCCGTTAAAGGTAAATCAGATAAAAAGGATAAGGGGGCGGAGTGATGAGCAATACAACCACCGTACACGAACTTAAAACCCTATATGTTAAGCTTGGCGGTAAGCTTTCAGACGTTGCAGACATTCAGACAGACGCCGAGATAATAGACAAGATAGAGGATATAGCCGTAAGCCCTAACCCAAAGGTTATAGTATTACCTATGGGGCAGAGCGAAACGATTTATAGCGAAACCGTTAGTAATATGCAGGCGGCAGACTTTCAGCTAGTTAATAATGCTTTTATTGGCAATGTAAAGAAACTTACTAGCGGCGAACTCCCCGACTATTGGGGCGCGGGTAATTTTATAGCACTTAAGTTTATTATAGTAGATCCCGACGTAACATTTAGCGACGTTAAAGTAGGTATTAAGAACTTAGTTACACTTGACGGCGACTTAGCAGCAGCTATTAGGATTGAGGACAAAACAAAGCCGTTTAGAGTAGTAGTTAACGTAGACGGTAACGAGTATAAGTATAACTATAATCTTAACGGGCTTGTACTTGCGGAGTAAAAAGAAAGGGGCGACGGAATGAACGCTATAACTAAAGTAAGCGAGATAACGGCGCAGGACGTCGCGGAGTATTTAAGGATTTACGAACTTACAGAGGACGACGAAAACTTTATAACCGCTACTATAACCGTAGCAATAGACTATATCTTAAAGTATACGGGGATAGCCGACGCGGAAACACTCGATAATTACGCCGATATGGTTATAGTTGTTTTCGTGCTGTGTCAAGATATGTACGATAATAGGGCTATGTACGTTGATAATAGCAACGTTAACCGAGTTGTTGAGAATATATTAGGCTTACATCAAAGGAACTTATTATAATGAGTAAGAAGAACGAAAAGAACGCGGGAAAATATAATAGACGGATAAGTATATATCAAGTAACTAGAGGCAAAGACGCGGCGGGGTTTCCTGCCGACGTCGAAACCCTAGTATTACAACCTTACACCGAAGTAGTAACGACTAAGGGCTATACACTTATCATGAATAACACGGACTACGAGAAAGCTCTAACCCGCTTTACAATCCGTTACCCTGCTACTACCGTAATTAATTACGATATGTATATAAAATACCGAGGTAAGACTTATAGTATTGAATATATCAACAATATTAACGAGGCTAACGAAGAGTTGGAGATACAAGCTAAAGAGGTTACGCACTAATGGCTAGATTTAACGCAGAGTTACCAAACGATATAATAAAGCAATTTGAAACCGTGGAGAAAAACACAGATAAAATGCTTGAGGAAATGACAGAGGCAGGCGCTAGAGTAGTATTAAGTAATATTAAGTCTAGCGTACCTCAAAGTTGGTATACTAGTAATATCATGCGTTGCTTAAAAATAACTAGACCGTATAAGACGCCAAGCGACGACGGCGTAAACACTAAAGTAGCTTTCTATGGCTATTTCATCAATCGCAACAACGAAAAAATAGCCGCTCCACTAGTTGCAAACGTAACAGAGTACGGGCGAAGTAATAGCCCTTACCCTAAACGCCCTTTTCTGCGTAAATCCTTTAAAAAAGCGCAGATTGAAAAAGCTATGCAGGCGGTACAAGATAAATATATACCAAAGGGGTAAGCTATGATTTTTAATTTTAACGAAGAGATAGAAACGTTATTAAGTGATTTAGGCGTACCCGTGGCGTTTATGTTTTACGAGGGCAACGCCGATACGTATATAACTTATATGCAGCTTGATAAAGATAACGCGCTAGCAGGCGACGACGAGCTTATAGGCTGCGTTCAATATTACGACTTTGACGTATATAGTAGGGGTAACTACTTAGGCGTCATAAGTAAATTAATTGATATAATGACGGCGGCGGGGTGGACTTATCAACCTAGCCGCGATAGTCCCGATATGTACGAAAGGGACACTAAATTTTTTCACAAAACAATATGTATAGCGAAAGAAAGCGAGGTATAATTTAAATGGCTAATATCGGCTTAACTAATATATGGTATAGCCCACTTACCGAGGCGACAGACGGCACGGCACTTTACGAGGGCGCTAAGCGACTTGGAAAGGCTGTTAGCTGCTCAACATCAATTACCAATAACTCCGCTAAGCTTTACGGCGACGACGCGTTAGCCGAAAGCGACACTAGCTTTTCAAGTGGTACTATCACACTTGGAGTTACCGACGACGACGAGAGCGTATTTGCGGAACTTTTGGGACATACAATTACACCCGACGGCGAAGTAATTAAGGGAGCTACCGACGCGCCTATTTACGTAGGACTTGGACGTATCGTTACTAAGATGGTTAACGGCGCTTATAAGTATAAGGTGGAGTTTCTTTATAAGGTAAAGTTTAGCGAGCCGTCGCAGGATAACAACACTAAGGGCGAAAGTATCGAGTTTGCAACTCCAAGCGTTGAGGGTATCATATCCACTCTTGATGACGAAAACAACACTTGGAATAAGTCAAAGACATTTAACACCAAGAGCGACGCGCTCACTTATCTTAAGAACCTTATGGCGGCGGCAGGCGAAACATACCGCGTAACATATGACCTTATGGGCGGTAGCGGTAGCGTAGACGACGAGAACGTAAACGCAGGATCAAGCGTTACTCTTGAGGACGGAACAAACATTACACCGCCAAGCGGTAAAGAGTTTAGCGGTTGGGCTACATCACCAAGCGCAACTACTCCAAACGTAACTAGCCCGTATACTCCAAGCGGCAACGTAACACTTTACGCCGTATATGTAAACGAGGCTTAAATAATAATTGATAATCAGCATATCGGGGCGGGACTTTTTCCGCCCTTTTTGCGAATTAAAGAAAGGGTTTTTAACTATGGCTAATAGAAAGAAAGATATAGACGGCTCTTTTATTGAATATAAGGGCGTTAAGTATGATTTAGTATTTAACCTTAACGTTATGGAAGAGATACAGAACGAATACGGCAGCGTTGAGGCGTGGGGCGAACTCGTAGAGGCTAGCGCAGAGCCAAAGGCTAAAGATATTAAGTTTGGTTTTACGGCTATGCTTAATGAGGGCATCGACATTTATAACGAGGAACACGACGACAACCGACCATTTTTTACAGAAAAACAAGTAGGGCGTATTATTTCCGAATTAGGACTAAACGACGCGGCTAAGCAGCTTAATAAAACGGTTATAGACAGCACTAAGAGCGACGAAAAAAACTAATTATCCATGACGAAATTACAGATCCTACGGTAAATTTCGCATGGTTTAGATTTATCGGACGTACTAAACTAGGACTAACTAACCACGAAGTAGGACGCTTGACTTTACGCGAGTTTAAAGCCGAGTATCAGCTTTATAAAGACGATTTCGACTTAGAGTTACTCTTAAAGTCTACTAATACGACTTACGAGCAGGCTAAAATAAAAGCGCAGCAGGCGGAAGAGTGGTTTTGACGTTTTGATACAATAAGGACAAAATGGGACGATTATATAAAGGCGTAAAATGTATAGACACGGGCTATATATTTATAAGCTTAAGAGAGGCAGAAAGAACAACGGGAACGTGCCGCCAAGATATAGCTAGAGTGTGCAAAGGCAAAAGAAAAACGGCGGGGGGCTATCGTTGGGAATTTATAAATAAAGGGGGCGAGTAAATGGCGGGCTTTGGTGGTAGCGTAAAGCTTACGGGCGAAACCGAGTATAAAAAAGCGTTACAGAGTATAAAGACGGGTTTAAAAGAAGTTAGTAGCGAAATGAAACTAGCTAGCGCACAGTTTCAGAGCAACGACAAAGACACGACCGTCCTAGCTAATAAGAGCGCCGAGCTAGTAAAGAGGTTAGGCGAACAAAAGAAAGCTTTAAACGATCTTAAAGCGACTTATAGTACTATGGCGTCACAGTATGACGCGCAGATAAAGAAAACGGCAGATTTACAAAAAAACTATGATAACGAAAAAGCAAAGCTTGAGCAGATAAAAAACACGTTGGGGACGTCCTCGAGCGCTTACCAAGAGCAAGCTAAAGTAGTTGATAGCTTAGAGCAGGAGTTAAAACAGAGTACAACCGCACAAGAGAGCATGGCTAATAGCTTATCTAAAATGCGTACTCAGATTACCGACACGGAAACGACTATAGTAAAGGCTGAGAACTCTTTAAACGGGCTTAACTCCGAACTTGAGGAAACACCGACAGACGCAGACGAGGCGGGCAAGGGCTTAGACGACGTAGGCGACAAAGCAGACAAGGCGGGCGCTAAATTTGAGAGTTTAGGAAAGATAGCGGGCGCTGCTATGAAAGCTTTAGGCGCTGCGCTTGTTGCTGCTGCTGCGGGAGCGGTTTCTATAGGTAAGGCAGCTATAGAAAACTACGCAGATTACGAGCAATTAGTAGGCGGAGTAGAAACTCTTTTTGGTACGGGTGGTAAAAACCTAGAGGACTACGCTAAGAGTGTGGGTATGACAGTAGACGAGGCTAGAGGCAAGTATAACGATTTAATGGTAGCCCAAGACTACGTATTAAAAGACGCAGCAGACGCTTATAAAACGGCGGGAATGAGCGCTAACGAGTATATGGAAACCGTAACTAGCTTTAGTGCGTCCCTTATATCATCACTAGACGGCGACACGGTAGCAGCAGCAGAGGCAGCTAACCAAGCTATTACAGATATGAGCGATAATGCTAATAAAATGGGTACGGATATACAAAGTATACAAAACGCATATCAAGGTTTCGCGAAACAAAACTATACCATGCTTGATAACCTTAAGTTAGGCTACGGCGGAACAAAGGAAGAAATGCAAAGGCTTTTAAAGGACGCCGAAAAGCTTAGCGGGGTTAAGTATGACATATCTAATCTTAACGACGTATACGAGGCTATACACGTAGTACAAACGGAAATGGGTATAACGGGAACTACGGCAAAAGAGGCAGCAACAACTATTAGCGGCTCTATGGGCATGGCTAAAGCGGCTTGGTCTAACTTACTTACGGGCATGGCAGACGATAACGCTAACTTTAGCGGTTTAATTAAGAATTTCGTAGACAGTATAGTAACGGTAGCTAATAACCTTATACCACGTATTAAGACCGTTATAAGCGGTTTAGGCGATTTAGTAAACGGCTTAGTTAAGGAAACGTTACCGCTTATATTAAACGAAGTACCGACGCTTATAGGCGACTTGCTACCCGTATTAATTAGTACGGTAGAGAGCATAATAAGCGGTATAGCCGATACTCTGCCGAGTATAGTAAACGTAGTAAGTAGCTTACTACCCGATATAGTGGATAGCCTGCTAAGCATGATACCAAAGTTTATTGAGGTAGGTACTAACGTAATTAGTAACTTAATGAACGGCGTTACTAAAATGATACCGAAGTTAGTTACTATATTTACTAGTATAATACCGACGTTAGTTACTACGTTAACTACTAATATACCTAAGTTATTAAACGCAGGAATAAAGCTTTTAAACGGTATAGTGGACGCTATACCAACGGTTATAGAAAACTTAGTAACCGTATTACCCGATATTATTACAGAGATTACGGACTTTTTAATAAGTAACGTAGACGTAATGATAAATGCAGCGCTAGAACTCTTTAACGGTATAGTTGAGGCTATCCCACTTATAATTAACGTATTAGTGCCTCAGATACCTAAAATAGTAACGGCTATAGTAGACGCTCTTATAAAGGCTACTCCGACGTTGTTAAAGGGTGCTTTAAATATGTTTATGGCGTTATTTACGGGCTTTCAAGAAGTCGCAGGCGCTTTACTTGCAGCTCTACCGAACTTAGTAAAGGGAGTTATAAACGGTTTAGTTACTCCGCTTAAGAACAACTTTACTAACTTATGGAACTCGATAAAAGAGATATTTAGCGGGGTTACTACATGGTTCGGTAATAAGTTTAGCGAGGCATGGAGCGCTATAAAATCCGTATTTAGTGGCGCGGCTACTTGGTTTAGCGGTATATGGAACGGCGTAAAGAATGTGTTTAACAACGTCGGATCATGGTTTAAAGAGCGCTTTAGCGAGGCGTGGGAAAATATCAAGAGTGTATTTAGTCCTTGGAGTGGATTTTTCGGCGGCTTATGGGCTAGTATATCTAGTACATTTTCAGCGATTGGCACGAAGATAGCAAGCGCGATAAGCGGAGCGGTTAAGTCGGGCATTAACGGAGTGATAAGTAAGATTGAGAGTGTTATAAACGGCGGTATAGGGCTTATAAACGGCGCTATCAAGATTATCAATCTTATCCCAGGGGTAAATATTAAAAACATGGCGTCTTTGCACTTACCGCGATTAGCAAAGGGTGGTATAGTTGATAAGGAAACAATAGCGACTATAGGAGAGCAGGGACGAGAGGCTATCATACCACTTGAAAATAATAAAGGGTGGATAAGAGAACTTGCGTCGGAACTTTCTAGCGCTATGATTAACCCGTTAGCAGACTTCACGAAGAACTTAACGAGCGATATAAAGCCCGCCGAAATGGGTTATAACACTTATAGCGAGTTGGTTAATGCGTTTAAAGACGCACTTAGCCAAATGAAAGTAGAACTTGACGACGAAGAGTTAGGCACTTTCGTAGAAAAAACAGTAGCAGACGCTATTTACACGTAGAGGGGGCTTTAAATGATACCGTATATTATAATAAACGGCGTCGTGTCTAAGAATATTGAGGGCTTACTTATACAGAGCTTACCGCCGATAAGTAAGCCTAAAATAAGGACATCAACCGAGGAAATAGACGGACGCGACGGCGATATAGTAACGACGTTAGGCTATGGCGCTTACGACAAAACATTTAGTATAGGACTAAAGGGAGATTATAACGTAGACGACGTAATAGAGTATTTTAATACTAGCGGTAAAATTACGTTTAGTAACGAGCTAGACAAGTATTATAAATTTGCGACGTATAACAAGATAGATTTTAATAGGCTAGTGAGATTTAAAACGGCTAATGTTACCGTACACGTTCAACCGTTTAAATATTCCTTGGACGAGCCACCAATAACGGACACTAGCGGGGCTTATGATACTTATTTATCCGTTAGAAACACGGGAAATATTTATAGCAAGCCCAAGTTAATAATTAACGGATCTAATACTATAAACGTATACTTGGGTAATACTCAGATATTTAATATTAATCTTTCAGCAGCAGGCGAAACGATAATAATAGACGCCGAGAGCATGAACGCCACCGACGAGGCGGGGAACTACTTAAACCGCCAAGTAACGGGCGACTATGATAACTTTAGATTAGCTACGGGAATTAACGAGCTTAAAATAACGGGGTATAAAACTAGCGTTACGTTAGAAAATTATAGCCGTTGGATATAAGGGGGCTAAAATGGTTAATTATCAAGACTTTAATAACTCGATAAATAAAGATATAAACATGGTTAAAGGCGATAGCTTGATATTTTGCTTTGAATTGCAAGGACTAGAGGGGGCTAACCCTTATATTATATTTAGCTGCGCCAATATTTACGGGGCAGAGCCTTATTTTACAGTAACAACCGAGGACGAAATAGAGTTAGTTAGCTATAATGCCGCTACCGATACCGCTACTTATAGCGTGCGAGTAGCTCCGCTTAAAACTAAGCATTTAGACGTAGCTAGGTATTATTACGACCTTGAGTTACGCTTAAATGATGATATAATAACCCTTATGAGGGGCAGACTTCAATTATTAAACGAGGTTACTTTATAGAAAGGGGCTTAATATGGCTAATAATATCATTTTCAACACTAAGATATTAAGAGGTGCTAAAGGTGAACGTGGCGACGCTGCGGGCGGCGACTTACCTACTAATAGCGTGCTTTACTACGACGGCGACGACACCCCCGAGGGATTTATAGCAACATCAGATCCAACGGGCGGCGGTGGCGGCGGTGGTAACTCCATAACTTACGGATATACTACCCCGAGTAGCTCGGGAAATGACGGCGACTTATATTACTTACTTGATAGTAATAATAAGATTAGTAGTATATTTCTTTACATGGCTAATACGTGGGAAGTCATCGAGGGTAACGGCGTAGTACCTTTTACCGTTTACGATAACGGAGTTGAGGGCGTGCCGTGGACGGTTAGCGGTGGCACTAAAAACGCCGATAACATAGCACTTGACGTAGTGTCGGGTACGACTTCAAATTATGCCGTGACTACTGAGGCAATCGACATTACAGACTATTCAAGGATAGACTATTTAGTAAGATATAGAGGGCGAGAATATAACGGCTACTTCAATATAGGAACGTATACGGGTAGTAAGTATATAAGCTTTACTTATTTAACGGATAGTTCACACAACGAGGTAGCAATAGGACTAAGTGACACTCAAACGGGCGCTACTACTATGAGAATAGCTAGCGAAAACGGCGGAGCAGCCGAGGCTATATTATATTATCTTTCACTAAATTAAAGGGGGGGCTATCATGGGTAAATGGATAAAGAAAGTAACTACCGCTCCACTTGAGGCGATAGCTAAAGTAATTGACAGTTTAAGCACAACTACAAACGATAGGACTAATGCCCCAAGTATAAGAGCGGTACGGGACGAAATAAGCGATATATGGGCTACTATATACCCTATAGGCTCTATATACATGAGTACGGACAATACTAACCCGTCGGTACTCTTTGGCGGAGCATGGACGCAGATAAAAGACGCGTTTTTATTAGCGTGCGGCGATACCTACGAGAACGGGGAGAGAGGCGGAACGGCTACCAACTACTTAGATAGTTCACAAATGCCGCGACACTCTCACGAGTACTATAGAGCTACGGCGGTAGGCGGCCATACATTAACGGTTGACGAGATCCCGCCACATAGTCATATATACGGAGCTGCACGGCTTAATATCACGGGCGATAAATTGGCTAGCGGTAACGATACTAACTTATATACCGATTTATCAACCACGGGAGAGGCAGGCGGCGGAGCGGCACATGGCCACCCGTTAGAGGTTCAAGAGGCTTACACGACGGACGTAGGAACGGGCGCGGCGGTGGATAATATGCCGCCGTACTTAGCGGTTAACGTATGGGTTAGGACAGCTTAAGGGGGGCAAAATGGGCGCAACTATTATAACGGTATTAAGCACGATTACGGTAGCTATTATTAGCTTAATTGGTACAGTATTTACAACACGAGCAGGCAACGAGAGGATACAACACGAATTAGATAAACATAATGCGGTACAGGACACAAAGCTAGAGGAATTGACGAGAGAAGTTAGGCAGCATAACGAGTTAGCTATTAGAATACCCGTTATAGAGCAGCGCGTAACCGCTCTTGAAAAAGAAATATTTAAGAATAAATAAAAAGGGGGCGCTTAACATGATAAAAGCGTTTAATGCTACCGATAAACTTTATAGTAGCAACGGCGACGCGGTAATAGCTGCGACTAAAGCAAGGGTTAAAAACTCCGATAACGGCGACTATTACTTAGAACTTACTTGTGGTATAGAATTTAACGAGTATATGCAAGCTAATAACATCATAGTAGCGCCCACGCCCAAGGGCGACCAAGCATTTAGGATAAGGACAGTAACAAAAAAGAGCAATAAACTAGAGGCTAAGGCGTGGCACGTATTCTACGATAGCCAAAACTATTTAATAGCGGATAGCTACGCCGTTAACCTTAATTGTAACGCCGCTCTGGATCACTTTAACAACGCTACTGATAACCCTAGCCCGTTTACGGTAAGTAGTGACGTATTAACTATTAACTCGTTTCGGTGCGTCCGTAAGTCGCTTACGGAGTGTATTAACACGGTGTTAGAGCGTTGGGGCGGTCATTTAGTACGCGATAATTGGAATATATCTATATTAGCCGACATTGGCGTAGATAATGGGATAACGATAGAGTACAAGAAGAACTTAAAGGACTTAACCGCGTCGTATGATTGGAGCGGGGTAGTAACTAAGCTAATGCCCGTAGGAAAAGACGGGATATTACTAGACGAACTTTATTTATATAGCGATATACAATACGATATACCATATACTAAAGCTATTTCTTTCGAGCAACCCGACGTTAACGAGGACGATTATAAAACGAGCGACGGGGAAACAGACGAGGCAGCTTACACGGCGGCGTTAAAAGAGGATTTAAGGGCGCAGGCGGTAAGCTACTTAAAAGTAAATAGCTTTCCCGTGGTTAACTACGTTTTAAAGGGCAACCCCGAAAAAGTAACCGATATAGGCGATACTATAGAGGTTAAAGACGAGCGTATAGGCGTTAATATCCTTACCGAAGTTATAGCTTATGAGTATGACGCTATCGCTAAGAAGTACGTAAGCTTGGAGTTTGGTAACTTTACCAATACGTTAGGCGACCTTTTGAATAATATAAGCAGCTCTACGACTAACCAAGTAGGTAACGCCGTAGTTACTCTTACTACGGAGCTTTCTAACGCCTTGACAGAGGCGCAGGCTAAAATATGGGGCGCGTTAAGCTCTTCCTATTGCGTTTACGAGGGTGACAAAATCTTAATATTAGATAAAATACCCGCTAGTAGGGCTACTAATGTAATTATGATTAACGCGGCGGGTATAGGCTTTAGTAATACGGGCGTTAATGGTAACTTTACGACCGCATGGACGATAGACGGGACATTTAACGCGCAGGCGGTCAACATTATTAACTTAACGGCGGATTTAATAAAGGGTGGCACGCTTAAGTTAGGATCACTACTTAACCAAAGTGGTAAAATAGAAGTATACGACGAGGCTAACACGTTAATTTGCACGATTGATAAAAACGGGCTTATCATGTACGCGTCTAACGGTAGTTACGTAGTACTTAACCAAGACGTAGGGCTAGTAGGCTACGACGGAGCGGGTAACCCTATTTATTGGGTTACTAACGATAGCTTTAACATGAGTAAAGCCGTAGTTACGCAGGAAATAACGCTTTGTAAT